CAAAACTCATCTTATCCAACAATCCACTTCTAACCATCTTGTAGATGTCTTGATTCGTATTGGTATCTAGTAATTCAGCACGGACTTTTAAACCAATATTATCTACTGTTAGTGATAAAGATTGGTTCTTGGTTCTGGCAATAATTAAAAAGGAGTCCATATGATTGTATTTCATAGGAACATCCTTCATTTTGGTATCACTTAAAGCTCTTGAATCGATTTCTTCAATGAATCCATATTCTTCATCACCAATGAGTGTTTCATTATGAAAGACTAGTGCATAGCCTTCCAAGATCATCTTGTCTTCTTCTTCATGAAGTGTGACATCTGCTAGTCTAGTTTCCTTGATCATCTTTTCTAACCTCAACTTTCTTAGGCTTTGTAATTGCTTGTTTTTGATATACATATTCAAGCTCGGAATCCTTATAAAATAATGACTCTAGCTTTTCCTTTTTACAATATTCATCAATAATAATTGTTTTTTGTTTCTGTGTTTCCAAGATGACTTTAAGTGCATGTTCTGAAATCTTTCCATTAACTGTTATTTTCATCTTTAGGTTCCTCCGTTCCTACTTGATATTGATTTGCTTTATCAGCATCAACAAAGTTTAATGATTGAAGGCGTTTGTTTCCACCTTCTATAGGTTCTAGTCCGAGTAGTGCTCTTGATTCATTGAGTGACATTATTCCTAGACTCATCAATTTTTCAATTGCTGTAACATTGGTGTTCCATGAAGCATACTGCAACCTTTCGCTATAAAAGATAATTTCTTCTCCACGTTCTAATTGATTATTGGTAAGTAAGCCTATAGAAAAAGCCTCGCTAAGTTGAATAGCTAAAGGCTCAATGGTTGACTCGTAAAATGAGTTAAATTCCTCTTCTGAATACTTGCTTGTGAATATTGGGACAGAGACACCAAAATAATCGAGGATCTTTGATTGCAAGAATTCTAGTGTATCTTTATCGATTAATTTCGGATCAACATCTAAAGGAATATATTCACTCTTTAGATCAATCGGAATGATAGAACTTCCTTTTGTGTTGACTGAATCAGAAAGTACACTATCAAAAAGTTCTCTTTGTTTTTTCTTATCTGTTTCTGATAGCATACCATTCATCTTAACAATACCTTTAATCTGCATCGAGGATTTGATCGCATTATCAATCCCTTGCAACAAGCTATCATTGATTGAGATTGTTTTAAGAATCGCTTCATGATCTCCACTTGATCCATTACCACCAAAGATATCGTTTTGTCCAAAATGACGTCTTAAATGGATAATATTGTCGTATGGTAGAATGTATGATTCTCCATTATCAAATAGCAACTTGATGAAATAGGTTTCAGCATTATCAATAATCATTTCAACTGTAATCGGTCTTAATGGATAGATACCTTTGAGTTCACCCGAATCCTTATCGAACTTTGGATAAACAAACGCATTATCATTCAACAAGAGTAATGTGATAGTTTTATAGATGAAATCGTAAGGTGTCATAATCTCATTTGGTTTATACTTCAATAAAAAAGACAGTCGACCTTTTTTCTCGGTCACTGTCTTATCGTTTTCGGTTTTGATAAATCTAGGTTTAAGCTTAGCACATTGGCTAGCAACCCTATCAATACATATCTTAACCACATCACTTTTTGAAATGTTTGTTCCAAAGGGGGTATAAAACGTATTTAAATTACTAATTAACTGGAGTGCATCAAATGATCCAGTTTTACTTTTTCTTTTAATGAAACCCATGTGCACCTCCTAGATCATGTTTTCGTAATCTGTTTTGTATCTATTAAGAATAACATATGCAATGATCAACGCGACTGTACCATCAATTCGCTTGTATTTAGAGTTAAGTTTCGATGGTTGTATATTTCCATTTAAATCAACTTTCGCTTGTGTATTTGATAGACACCATTTCATGATTGGATTGTTATTGTAGTTAACCAAATTGTTCTTTAAATCAGCTTCTAGAATTTTCATGGGTTCAGATAATGAGTAGATGCCTTGTCTTACTTTATCCATATTAAATCCTAAGTCTTCCATTTCTTTAATCCAATACTGTGAATTCCATGGGTCATATCCAACCCACAAAGGTCTGATTCCATACTTTTGTATCATTTTCATGAACCATTCAGTCACCAAACTAAAATCATTTTGATTGCCTTCTGTTAAGGTAACAAATCCTTTTTTTATCCAGATATCATATGGAACATTGTCTTCTTTGATTCTTTTCTCTACAACTTCACTTGGCATAAAGAAGTGGGGAATCACATACTTTTTATTACTATCTCTTTTTTGAATGACAAGTACTGCTGCTGTCAAATCGGTTGTTGATGATAAGTCTACGCCACCAACCGCATATGAATCTCTTAGCTCATCAATTGAGTAAGTATCTTCATTGTTTAAGTCATCAAAGGACAACCACGATCCAGAATCTGCTTGTTTGATATTAAAATCCTTACAAAGCATCGTCACTCTAGTTGATAAATCATGTTTCGATTTGTTCATAACATCTTCTAAATATAAAGGCGTTTTAACCACACCAATACTCGGATTTGACTTTTGCCAAGTTGATTGATCTTCATATATTTCTTTGGTTGAATCTTGAGTGTATAACCAGGGCAATACCCTATGATCTGATATTTCACCTTTTAGCATCTTTCTTGCATAATCTAACTTGCTATCTAAAAAACCACCGATTGTTGTCCCTTCAGTGGTTATGATAAATATGAGTGGTTCTTTTTTTGTTGATTGGGATTGTTTAATCGCATCATATACTTTAGAATCTGTCATTTCATGAACTTCATCGATACATCCAACCTCGATATTGTAGCCATCCTTATTTCTTGATTGTGCTGATAGCTTCTTTATCTTGTTCTTTGTTTTTGGTGAATAGATATGAAAGATGTTCTTCTTGCTTCTAGTATCTTTGGATAAAGCCGGAGACTGCTCTCTCATATTATTAATCTCTTCAAAAAGAATGTTAGCTTGTTCTGTTGTATTAGATGCACATACGATGTCCACACCACCACTTGAAAGAAAGAACTCAGCTAAATCAATGCCTGCAACAAATGTTGTCTTACCATTCTTGCGAGCAATCAGTAATATGACTTCATTAAATCTTCTGAGTCCTGAATCAGCCATTTTGAATCCATAAGCAGTTTGTATGAGTGCTTTTTCCCAAAGTTCTAAGATGAATGGTAATCCATTGAATGGTGACTTTGTGTGTTTACAAAATGTCTCAATGAAATCAATTCGCAGGTTGCCAGGCTTTTCATCAAAGATGTACTCTGGATCATCCAGATCTTTTAAAAGTTGATCTAACTCAGTTTTCAGTTCTTGCCCTACGATGATATTACCATCTTCAATTTCATTGTAGTATTCAATTAAATAGTTCATACATTCGCTCTCTTAAGAAACTCATCAAATGCATCATCTCCATCATCAACTTGTGTACCAAGAATTGTATTTAGGGTTTTAATGACTGTACCATATGAATTCACAAGTTTTGTGTAATACTTAGCTGCTTCAGTTTGACGTTGTGTGCCTTTGCTGGATAATTGAATAGCTCCATGCTTTCTGATTTGCTCTTGTAACTTATCAAGTTCCACCTTCATAAATGCAGCTTGATAAATTAAATTATCTACTAATTCTGTCTTTGATTCATCAACCAAAGAAAAAAGCGACTTTAATCGCTCGTATTCATGTTCTATTTTCATAACTTGTTAATATCCTCTAAATATACTTTAGAAAAACTATCAAAATATGGATCGTCTTGAATTTTATTTTTCTCGAAAATATGCAAGCTTAATTTATTTAATATAGGTATTATTTCCGAATTCAAGTCTGCTATTTTCTTTATTTCTTGTGATTCTATATCTCGAGCATGTGTTATTTCTTCTCTTAATCCTTTCAATTTCAACCATTCAGGTTCTGTTAATCCATCTCTAAGACTAGCTTCATATAATTTTCTAGCTTGAAATATGGCATTGTGACAAAGCGTCATATGCAAATCACTATAAGCAATGTGCTTATTTTTAAACTCCTCATCAGATATATTTAGTTCTTTAAATCTGTTCAAAATTTTATCTGTTAAAAACTTTAGAAGCATCAAACTTCTTATAAAATTTTCTTCTAGGACATGCATATTCTCACCTACTTCAAAACTAAATTCTGGATTTTCAAAAATAAGAGCCCGCATTTTTTAATTGCCCCCCGTACGGTACCCTAGCTCGCACTTCTTATTCTAATGGGGGGGGGTTAAAAATAAATAAAATCATAGAACTTTTCTTTAGAGAATTATTCTATGATTTCTTCTGATGATGCTAATCTACATAAACTCTCAAAATAAATTTAAGCTTAAAAATATATCATCAACTAGTAATTTAAAGATTCTCTTATTTAGATTCACTGAAATTGTTTACCAGTTGATCTTTTACAAACGTCAGTTAATATCAAATAATAGTGAAATCCATCCTCATACATTCCGTACACCTTTTAACATTTAACTTATTACTATGCACAAACTATCATTATCGCTGCAACCCCATACACTCTCTATACATTCACTCACACTCACAATGATTAGTATTTATAGCATTCTTTTATTGTCAAGTTCTTCCATTATCTCTTTCACAGATCTATTATCTGCTGGTCTCGTCGTAATCATTTGAAGGTTCTTTTTAATCGCTGCTTCAAAGTACCGATATTTTTCATCCACTTCGGTTATAAGCTTCTTATAGTACTTCGCTAAGTACCTGGTTGCTTCTTGAACAAGACGATATCCATACTCATCAATCAGTCTTTCAAAGAGTTCATTAAACTTATAGATATCAACAGAATGACTACTGATATATTCTTCTTCAATGATAGCAATTGTTAAGTGATGTTTCTGTGGTGCTTTTTCTTCGATATCAACCATTCTTTGTTCCTTACGTTGCTGCTTCTTTGTTATCTTGGGTTCTTTATCCTCTTTAGGTTTATCATCTCTTACAAGCTCATTAACGATGGAATCTATTAACCAATAAGGATAATCTTCTGCTTGCTTCCGTTTCTTTGCAGCTATTTCAAACATCTCTTGAATCTCTATAGATGTGAAGATTTGTTCTTCGTAAAGTTTCTGATCAAAGAGATCAATTGAAACCATATAACTTATCATTTCTTGAAGTTTATCTTTCCCACTAATGAATTTAGCAGGAATGTATTTTAGTACCAAATATGCTGCTGTTGTTAAATCATAATTCACAAAATAGCCTTTTGAATAGATATGAGAGAGTAGGACCATATAGGTCATATAACCCAATGGTCCATACTTATGTACTAACTTTGAGATCCTTGGTTCTGTAAAGTGATCGACATCGACACTAAAGAACTCAATCCCTTTAATCTTTGCTGGCATCTTAACCTACTCGCTTTTCTAAGACTTGAATATAGTTCTTGATTTGCTGCTCAGTGAATCTCCATTTATTACCTAGCTTAATTCCTTTTAAATGACCTTCACTTAAATGCTTATATACGGTTCTTGGTCTTATCTTTAAAAAGTTTGCAATATCTTCTAATGTATAAAATTTCATTGAATTATCTTCTGATATCATGTGTTGTTCTTCTCCTCTTTATTGGTTTCAAATAATTTATTGGAATACGTTCTACAGTATCGTCTTTCAGTCTATTTAAATGATGTGCATAGATTAATGTGGTTTCTATATTGGCATGTCTTAGAAGCTGTTGTGTCGCTTCTAAGGTATTACCACTTTTCAGTGATAAGGTTGCACAGGTATGTCTTAATGAATGCACAGATATTCTTCTATTACTACCAAGACAATCATCAATGAGCTTTTTCATGGAATGTCTGACAGTATCGACTTTAATTGCCTCTAAATTGATTGAAAAGTTGTGTGAAACGAACAAATACTTATTGTCATCAGCTCTCCAATATAGATAATCCTTAATAGACTGATAAACAGGTTCTGATAACTTAACGAAGTTATCTTTCCCGTCTTTACCTTTACCTTGAATATATAAGACTTTAAAATCATTAATCGTATCGATATCGGATATCTTAGCTCTAGCAATTTCAATGGTTCTAAGTCCTGTAGTCAGCATTAACAGTAATATTGCATAGCTTCTAAAGTCTGCAAGTGATATTACATCAGATATAACCGGTTTACTATAACTCATTAATATCTTTGCTTGTTCTAAACTTAACGCTTCCTTACGGTATCTCTTTTCAATCTTTGCTCCTTTGATCCCTTCAGCAACATCTTTCTTATATACGTCCTCATCGAATCCATAACCTAATCCGTTATGGATTCTGATCCATTTATAGAAGTTCTTAAGGACGACCATTTGCTTTTGAATCGTTGTTGCCTGTAATCCATCCTTCCACATCGAATCACGATACCCAATGATATCTGAACGTTTGGCATAACGGATATTATGTCTTTTAAGATAGTTAATATAACGGTCTATTAAAAGACCATAATCTTTGATACTCTTATGCTTCAAATCCAGATTCTCTAAATAAGTATCTTTGATTTCTTCAAGTGGATGGTATTTAATCATTTAATCTAATCTTTCCCTTCTTTAATAAGTATTGGTATTCATACCTGTAGAGATCTTCTAATGTAATGCCATAAGCTCTAGCGAGTCTTGCCATCATCATGAATGATGCTTGATCTCCTTGATGACCATTTTCAATATTTAGGATATAGTTATAGCTCACTTCACTTAAACTCGCCATTTCTTCAAGACTTAAATCTTGTGATTCTCTTAAAGTCTTTAAATAGATTCTTTTCATGGTGTATATACCAAGCGCGTACGCGCCTTTATCAAATTTATCAATTTATCTTTTTTCTTTCCTTTCTCTATAACTATCCTTTACTCATTTAATACAAACAATCGCTTATAAAAACTTGATTTCATGAAATGTAAAAAAAGTTGATTCTCATCAACTAGCTTTCAAGTATATAGGACTTTTCTACGCCATCTCAAACCTATCGTTATCTATATCTATACATAGACAAACACATTTTCGAACACGGTATTTAAGACGTCATTCATAGACAAGACCGTATTGTTTTGGTGAAGAACAAGGGCGGTAGAAGACATCTGTACTGTTTTTAAAATGGATAAGTAGGTAATAGGGATTCTCCTCTACTCTACTAACTAGCCAATGAATTTGTTGGCCTACTCCAATTCTATCATTTAAGGTTATGCGACTAATTTTTACTTAAAAAATAGTGTAAAATGATAAATTATTAGAAAAATAAGTTCAAAAAATACCTGCGTTATTAGCCATTTTCACCATCAAATCTTATTAATCATTCAACTTGACACATACTTGACACTATGTTGATGATGTTTTATTTCCGAATAACCATAAAATCCACTAAAACTCTAAAAATTATGGAATATATTGTAATAATTTATGCTTTGAGCATGATTGACAAATTGAAATGCATAAGAAATTACTTTCGCATGATACAATACTCTCTGACTGACATAACAAGTAAAGGAACTTCACCATGCAAACCGATAAAAGATTTATTCCACTTGGAAAGATATTAAGAGATCGTCTAAACCTATCTAGAGAAGACGTTATTGAGGAATTATTAAAATACGGTACTCAAATCAGTACCTATACATTAAGAAATTATGAAACTGGCACTCAAGATATGCCACTTACGATTATGCATCATCTATGCCATATCTATGATTGCACCATCAATCAATTTTTAGCAGAACGTAATCAACAAGAGGATCGTTTCAAGAAAGCAGACTATGTAACCTATGATTTAACAAAAGATTACAAGCTTATCGTGAATAAGCATCAAGAAAAAGCATATGACATCAAATCCAATATTAAAGATAATCAAGAAATCTATGCACATGCTTTGTTAGGTTATGATTGCCCAAATACCTTATTACCTGAAGGATCAAGACTGATCTATCAAGCGAGTGATAAATATCAGATTAAACTAAAAAACATTTATGATTACTATATTATCTCAAAGACAGAGTTTATTAACGGCAAATCATACGAAAAAACATACGTAACCAAAGCCAAAGAAATCGAGGATTCTTCAAGACCTAAACTTGTTCAATACTTCTTTGATGGTAAAGTAGAGCATATCTCATCTGCTGCATTTCTTAAAATGGTTGAAGGTTTGGTTGTTAAAATCATCATTGATATTAAAAAGTAATGAAAATGAATAAATACCCACAACTGTTGGTTGTAAGCGAATATTAAATTCGTTATACTGATAGCGGTGAAGACAGGAAGGTGGACAAGACACTCTTAATTGAGGGGATTGTTCATTTTCTTTTTTTATTTATCCCCTTAACCCTTAAAGAGTGCCACATTGACTTGCTAATACTTCGATTACTAGTTAACATGTGTACTAAGAAAACTAACAGGAGGTCTTCACCATGAAACAAACCGTTGAAATCATTCAACCCAAACCAAAGTATAAAGATATCTTCACCAATCAAGTGATTCGAAAGAAAAGAGTCGCAGCCTATGCCAGAGTCTCAACCGATGAGACAGACCAGTTAAACAGTTATCAAGCTCAAATCGAAGAGTTCACGAGAAGGATTAATACAAATCTAGAATGGGAATTTGCAGGCATGTTTTGTGATGAAGGCATCACAGGAACCAATATGCTCAAACGTCCTGGATTCATGAAAATGATTGATGCTGCTAAAGGTGGCCATATCGATTTAATCTTAACAAAATCGATATCACGCTTCTCTCGTAATACAGTCGATATCTTAACAACCATTAAAGAACTGAGATCAATTGGTGTTGAGATCTTCTTCGAAAAAGAAAACATCACATCAGTGGATCCAAAGATCGACTTTGTCTTAACGATTATGTCATCGATGGCTCAAGAGGAATCACGCTCCATATCAGAGAATACCAAATGGGGTATTCAAAAGAGATTCCAACAAGGCAAGCTTATCATGTGTACCAGAAACTTCTTAGGCTATGACATGAATGAACTTGGTGATTTAATTATTAACAAAGAACAAGCAGAAACCGTTAAATACATCTTTAAATGCTATATCAACGGGATGTCAACCTCAAAACTTACCAATCACCTAAAAGAGATGCAACTCAAGAATGGTAGAGGTGTTGTCAATTGGTTTCCAGATACCATTAAAGAGATTTTAATCAATGAGAAGTATGTTGGTGATCTTCTTCTACAAAAGACGGTTACAGTCGATTATTTAAGCCATGAGAGTAAAATCAATGATGGCTACGCAACCAAGTATTATATCAAGAATGCACACGAAGCCATCATTGAACGTGAAGTCTATGATATCGTTCAAACGATGATGCATGCAAGACACTTAATTGTCTCAGTTGACTCCAAAGAACGATTTAAACACTTAGCTCAAAAGCCAATGAAAGGTTTAGTGTATTGTAGTCAGTGTAAGCGCATGTTTAACTCTAAAATGCATAACTCAGGAACGACATTTAAAAAGAGTATGCTGAAGTGTCATACATCAAGGAATAACCCAATGGAGTGTGATAACCATTCGATTCATGAACCACTCTTAGAACGTGCAACACTTCATGTAGTTGAGACGATGACGAAAACAAAGGATATGCAAGATAGTATCTTATTCTATATGGAACAAACCCTTAAAAAGAATAATTCACATGAACAACTTCAAAACTTAAAACTAGACCGTGTTGATCTAGGAAATAAACTGAAAGCGCATGTGAATAACCGAATACACAGTTCATTATCCGATAGTGACTATAAGAAAGAATACCAACGTTTAGAAATCGAGTATAACAGCATTACAAAGCATATTGAAGCATTGACTCAAGACATCACCAAAGAACACTTAATGAGACGAAGATTTTACGCATTAAAGAGCTTTATCGATACCAACTACCAGGATACAAGCATCATCAAGAGCTTCTTCGGTATCGTCTTAATGATGGGTCAAAATCACGTGAGATATGTGATTGATGATACCTTCATTACGATTGATGAATTACATGAACAAATGGATACTTTGAAAGAACTTCCTATCTTGATGAAGGGAACTTACTATGATTTAAATACAAGAGAAAATATATACTACGAGGTGGTTATTTATGAAAGAAATTAAAGTCATTGAATCCAATAAAACAAAACAAGCTAGTAAAGGTAAAAAAAGGGTTGCTGCATATGCTAGAGTATCCACTAAACAAGAACTCCAAGAATCATCACTAGATATACAAATTGCACATTATGTTAAAGAGATTATCTTCAATAAGGATTATGCCTTTGCAGGGATCTATTATGATTATGGTAAATCAGGTACTTCTATGAAGAAGCGTGATGGGTTACAAGCACTACTTAAAAAGATTGATGAAGGTAGAATAGATCTTGTCTTGGTTAAATCGTTATCCAGGTTTGCTAGAAACACGATTGATGCATTAAATGTCATTCAAGATACTAGAAAAAAAGGTGTTGAGTTCTACTTTGAAAAAGAAAACATATCAAGCTTAGATACTACCATTGATATGATACTGACGATGATGGCTGGCATGGCCGAAGCTGAATCACAATCCATGTCACAAAACATCTCATGGGGTCATCAAAAAAGAGCTGAGAAAGGTGTAGTTCCTCTTAGACCAGTCTTTGGTTATGATATTACCAAAGATAGACAAATGGTAATCAACTCATTAGAAACTGAAGTTATCCAAGTTATCTTTGATATGACCATGAAAGAGTATCCAATGAAAAAGATTGTTGAATACATAAAAAGCCTAGATGTAAAGACCAAACAAGGTAGACCTATCAATAAATATACTCAAATCAAAAACATACTTACAGATATTAGATATACAGGACAAATCATACGAGGAAAGACTTACACAAAAATAGAAGGCTTAGAAAAAACTAGAGCCATCAATGATGGCGATAGACCACTTTACGTGATTAAGAACCATCACCCTGGAATTATTGATTTAGCTACATTTGATAAGGTACAAGAAATATTAAGTCAATCTAAGCAGGCTTACATCAAAAGACCCTCTAGGACAATAGACTTAAAAAACTTCATCTTCTCACTGAATCATGAAGCATATCTTCATCGTAAACAGATTGATGTCGATAACAGTGACTACGATTTATTAGAGAATGAATATCAACGGAAAAGCGATTCTCCAAGGCTTTATATGAAGACTGCTAAGCACGTCCTTAAAAGAGCAATGAACTCGTTAGGACGCAATTTTAGCGACCTGGAAGCCAAGTACGACAAGCAAGTGAAACTACTTCTAAAGAAATATGATCTCGAACTAGAACTAATCACATTGGCGAACCTGGTAGCTGGTTATAAGCAAGAGTATTACAAGATTAAAGATAAGAAGATTCTGGATTCTTCTGATACTGCATTGATGTTTCAACTTGAAGATGTAATTACAAAATTCAGTGTTGAGTATGTACAATTAGAAGATAAGTATTTTGAGAACAGGGAAATGTATAAATACCCTGAGGTGATAAAAAAGTTGATTTGTTCTTATGATTATCCAATCCAAGAGATTGATCCAAATATGGTTAAAAGCATATTTAGCAATCTAGTGATAGTAGATCCAGAAAACTATGTGTTCATCATTGATACTACTAATAAAAAGTTAACGCTGGAGGATATGAAAAAAGCAGCGACTATGAAGCCGTTGCTTGAAGGCAAATGTGTCTCTAAAGGAAAGAACTCAGATATGATAGCTTGGAAAATATCATTAATCTAATATGTAGCAACTTGCTATTGTTAATAGAAGGTTATTATACTCAAACTATCTTCATCAATTGAGTATTTTAGTGCACAGGTGAATTTATCACATTTTGTTTGAGATATGAAATCAAAAATAACTTCAAACTTAACAATATGATACTCATTGATAAGTGATAAATCTATATTATATACAACACTATTCTTGATCTTATCAAATATAAGCTCTTCAATCTTGTCTACATCTTCTTCTGCTAGTCCTAGTCTAGTCATTGTTTTTTTACTGTTTTCAACATATGTCAATTTATCTTGAGTGACTTTTAATGGTTTATCGACCAAGTCATTACTTTTAGTGATAACGTTACTCATTAGATGTTGATATTCACTTTCTTCCCAAACTATAACGTCAGAAGATATCATATATTTAAGAAATATATCAAAATAATCGCCACGAATACTCAAAACTTTATATCCCATACTTTCAAGCATATCCGATGATATGCATCTATCACTTATCTCGTCAATATCAGGTTCATGACCTGTTATTGCAAGCCCATCGTGTAATACATATCGTGTACCAATTGTGCGTCTCAAGTACGTTTTCAATAAACTAGAGTAAGTCATATCAGCATACCCTATAATTGATTCTATTTTTGATAAATTTGACGTAATAGCATAAACATCTTCCTCCGACAAGTTGTTAATGTAAATGCAATAAAGCCCATTTACAATATATTTCCTTTTTTCATTGTCTATTTTCATATAATCAAATAGAATGTTTAGCACTTTGACAGGTGCTTTACCATGAGTTAAGTCTAAGTAATCACCGGTTAATATGTTGTGGGGTTTCTTTCTATCAAGGTGTGGCAGTATTTTTGATAAGGCTGTATCTCCATAGTTGAAAGTTTTTAAAAGTGAAATATCAAATACAAATAGATATTCTTTTTTATCTTTGTTTGGAACTAGTGAATATTTAAGTTTCTCGTAATCAAATGCTTTATTAATGTGATTCAAAAAATCGTTGGAAAATTCAATAATACTAAATGACATAATTTCTGGCGACAAACTAGCATAGTTTTTCAGTGCTGTAAACATAACATTATCCCTTGATTCTATTGTGTGTATTTTCATATGTTAAGTTCACTATTCTGTAGCAACAATTTAGATTTTAGACTGCTGCTAGCCAATTTTTTCATAAGAATATTGATTTTTAACATATACGTGTAAGTATGATCCTACTGAACTTGATGATAATAGATCCTCATAAACATACTTTGGGACATTGGAATATGCATATTTTGAACCATCTAAAAACTGTACAAACAATGTTGAAGTGTGATCATCATAACCTATAGAATCTACATTTGATGAAGATACATGTACCATAATAACATCACTCATTTTTCGGTGCTCCTTTCGAATTTCTTAGTATAGAAAGCATTTCAGAATATTTAGAAAGATCAGGCTTTTGACTTTTCCATTTTTGAGAGATAACTGGGTCGCTTGAAAAACCTTCATTTTTTAAATAATACTTCACTTTACAAGGTATCTTTACAGACTCTCCCATTATTATTGCTTCACCAGTTCTTAAAGTTGATAAAGTTTTCGTTATTGATTCCATATCCGAGTCAATAGCTCCGTTAATAAATGCTTTATCTTTTGGATTGTTTAATCTTAAACACATCATTGTTCCCATCTGACTGATTATAGTGTCCCCTATTTCACTTGGACGTTGAGTTATCATCATTAATCCAGCACCATATTTTCTTCCTTCTTTTGAAATGCGTTCAATAACATTTCTTGCGACATTTTGTCTAGATTTTGTATCTCCAAAATACGAGTGTGCTTCTTCAAGTACAATCAACATAGGAAAGTCTTTTCCGTTTACAGGACTTTCTAGTAAAGTTAAGGAATTATATACTATGTTCAAAATAGTTCCGACTATAATATGATGTGTGTATGAAGGGATATTTGATAAATCGATAATTGTTATTTTTTTGTCATGACCGAACCAACTAAATAACAAAGAGTCTAAATCTGATTTTACAACACCCTCATCATTAGGAGTATAGTCGCCTGGATGAAACATGAAATTGTAACGAGGATCAAGTAGTTTAGCTCTAATACTATCTAAAAATGATTGAATTCCTTTTTTTAGATTATTATCAATGTATGGAGCGGATGAACCGAATCCAGGCGGTTTGAATTTTGCTGAGATGAATTTATCGGGATTTCCTTCTTTCACTAATGCTTCATCATCAGTTCCTCTATTGTTTAATGTTCTTCTTTCATTTCGATCAAGTTCATACCAAAGGTTTTTTAAGCTAAACGGATATGGTGTATCAATAGTAAATTGTCCTGGGTTGTCACCTGTTTTCTTAGCTGAGTTAACTTTCCTTTCGAGAACCAATTCTGCTATCATTGATAATTGATTTTCATTCAAATTGTTGTAAAACAAGTCTAAGAGAGAGTAAAAATCTATTGCCCAAAATGGTACAAATAAGTCGTCAATATTTGGATCTCTCATTTCAGTTGATGATCTGATTTTGAAAACCTTCGAGTCATCTTTCACTACTTTTGAATATTCACCGTGAGGGTCAATTACAAATATTCTAGATGCTTCAAGTTCCTTTTTAGATGATATTTCTTTTAAAATAACTGTTACTGCATTGGATTTACCTGTACCAGTTGCTCCAATTACAATAGAGTGTCTTGATATCAACTTGTTCATATCGACCATTACTTGAATTGAGTCATTACTGCTTAAATGACCTATTCTTAATGGATAAACATTCCTATCAAGTAGATGTATGATTTCTAACTCATCATTCGTAAGCAGAAAAACTTCATCTTTTGTTAATGGAAACTGAGTAATTCCTTTTTCAAAATGGTTTCCAGAAATTTCACCTAAAAGCAATACTTCAGCATGTCTATAGTTTGAATATTCCTTCTCAACTTCATCCTTGATTCTCTCATTCAGATTAATTGACGTGATAATTCCTATTAAACTAACATATCCTATCGAAATTTTGACCAAACTTCCAATTTGTCCGATTTTCACGATTGAATCTCCATAGACTACTATGTCTGATGCAACATTGTTATCCAAAATCACATCGATTTGATTACCTTTTACTGATAGAACATAGCCAATACTGTATTTATTCATCTTTACTTATCTCCAATCGCATGGACTCGAGATATCGGAATAACTGAGGTGAATCAACAATTTTCAATATTGCTTTAATTTTTTGTTTTTCTTCGTCTACTTTTTTTTCGTTTTTACTTTGCACAAATATGGATTCGAAGAGATATTCTGTTAAGTCGAGATTATCCTTACTAATATTATCGTATTCATACTCTCCATACTGACCATCGATGTATGCAGATTTGTTACCCAACAACCAAAATCTATTGTTTTCAATACACATTTTTTTTAAACTATTACTATTTTCAAGCAGGGATTCACCTGATGGTAACTTGTCATATAAAAGACCAACGACTAATGAATTGGTGTTCGTCTTCAATGCATCTAGAATTATTTCATTAATATGTTGATCTTGAAAAGAGTATCCAGATGTAATTAAGACACAATCGTCGGATTTAATAAAATAGGACAGCCTATCTAATAGACAAGTATATGGTTCTTTTCTGGAATCTTTGTACTTTAAAATTGAAGGAAGAATCATTAAACTTTTAGTTTTCATCGAGCGGATTATACCATTGTGCGATTCCGACCATCCTAATGATCCATGTATTTTCCACAGTTTAACATTCTCGTCTTTGCTTATTTTACTTATGTAAGTTGAATCAAAAAATGGGTGTAAAGAACCGAAAAAACCATCAACGAATTTAACTTTTGAATTTTCTAAAGCCATTTCAATAAGCATATCGTAATTAGTTGTGAAAATTTCGATGCCAAAGTCACGCTTCGTATTCTTTAGCCAATTTGCAAACTTTACGTGAGGTAGAAAATGATCTAGTTGTTTTTCGTGAATATCTAAATGTTTTACAAGGATATCTTTTATTTGATCTACAATAGAATCTCTTAATGCTATAAGTTGCTGTTTATTCAAATTATCAATGGTACCTTTACCAATAACTTCAATGCGCATATTTATATTAGTTAGTAGGGACTCAATATTGAACACATCACCATCATTTTCTTTTATAGACTTTATTGTATTCGCATAATCTTCTTTTATCTCATCCACAATTCTTTGAGTAATCTCCTTGATCCCTGGAATACTATATAATTTGAGATCATCACCTAAATTAATAGAACTCCCCGCACCAAATAGAAAACCTAATTTCTTTTTATTTGATGACAAAATAGAGTTTAAATTATTCGATACTTTTAGCACACTGTGTGACATTTTATCCCTCTTTTCACTGATTGATTTTTAATTACATAAATCGAGTAAATAATATTCATTATAGTTATGGTTGCAAATTGATTTGTATTCTTTTAATATTGAGATTATTTCAGTCCTAGCGAAGTAATCCTTTATCCAAGTGTAGCTATTGTCATATCGCTTACCGTTAAGTTTCACTCTTTGTTTTGCAAACACTTTTGCTTTAGTATTGCTTTTACATTTTTGATATTCCTCGTACAAGGATTCAGCAATTATAATAAGGATTTCAAATTCTGGTTTTGTACAATATTTTTCTTCTGAGTGTATTTTCTCTCTAATATCCTTTGGAATTTTCAGTTTATCCGTTATCTTGTCGCCAATTCTAATGATTTTTACTTGCTCATCCTTATCAAGTTGTCTGATCATGGCAAGCAGGTATGAATCTAACTGACGTTTTTGATGAGGTCTTAAATCCAACATATCATCTACATTTATTTTGAATAGTCCCTTATCTATTAATAATTCAATAAATGCTTTTTCACTATTACCCTCTAACAGTATCAGATATTTCATTAATCAATTCTTTCTTTAACTCCATTAAACGATCATAATTGATAAGGGTTTGGAAAGTATTGTTATTAAATTGATTACTCTTGCTTAAGTCGATGCGATCTTTAAAATCTTTATATAAATTGCATGCTGTAATGTGATCGTTCTTTCTCATTACAAAGATGTTATCTCTTCTTCTAAAAATATCTAGTATCTCCACATAATGCGTACTAAAAATGAGATTTGCGTTCTTAACATTTATCCGCTTATCATTAAAAATCATAATGATGTTTTCGACGAGATTTTTATGGAAGCTGTTTTCGATTTCATCAATAATGAGAGTTCCACCCATTTTGAGAATTGCGATGGTTAATCCAAACATAATCAATCCTTTTTTAGTACCGTCTGAAAGAAGCATATCGACTTCTTTCTCGCTGTATGTTTTTGCTCCAATACCATTCAAGTCTAGAACGAATAATTTCTTATCTAGATCATATTCGAATTTTTTGATCCCTTCATCAAATAAATTAGTAATTTTTAACATTAACTCAGTCGAAACTTCTACAAGATTAAAAATATCAAATATACTTTCAATGCGATAATTATGGATCCAATTATTTGTATTAATAACTAGTGTTCTCTTAATTGTAAGTTTGTAAAGGATAGATGTGTCTGAAACGTTACTGGTGTAAGTGTTGTTTTCATCAAAATCTAGATCGAGGATTCGCTTGCTGTAACTCTTTGAATATTTTTTTGAGTATAGCTTTTCATTAGAAAACTTACAGTAACTTGTTTCGTTTAGTAATGTTGCTTCTGGAATGCTGATATTGCTTTCGTATTTATATACCGTTTCAAGTAAATAGAAAAAGACTGTTAACTTTATTGTTTTAGATCTGAAATCTAATTTATCGTATTTGATTCGTCCACTCAAAAGCAACTCATTTACAAATTCTATCATCGATAAAACAGATGATTTTCCACTGGCGTTCTTACCTGTAAAAACTATGGTGGTTGGTATATATAAACCTTCATCTAGTTCAATGACTTCATCGTCCTTATCTGAATTATTCACACGAGCTTTATTTAAAAAGTCTATTTCGAAATTGTTTTCTAGCAACTTGTATCCCGAAATAATTATTTTAAGTATTTTCATTTTAGATTCCTCCTAGTATTTTCATTATATACCCAAATTGGCATTTTGTAAACATTCACACGTTTATTTCGTTTGAAAATATATTATTTATGCTTTTTTAATGTTTTTTGGTATCGTTTAGTTGAAAAAAACAATCCAGCTTAAAACTAAGTTGACTTTTATATTGTATTAGTCTATCTCCGTAGCAGCATACTTAAACTATTCGGATATTTATTTTGTATTCAGCCACTTAATTATTTCTCTTAATGAGTTTGAACCAATGACTGATGTTATGAAGTCGTTCGATCTGTCAAATACTGTGTAACGAAATTCATTTGCTCGGTTTTCTATTTGAATAACGAACAATGATTCGTCTGTTTCGATATCAGTAATTCTGAAATCATCATAGAGTGGTCCGTTAAGAGGACAGTTGTTCTTAAACCATACATAACTACTCTCAAGATCTACTTTACCACCTGGTTTAATCTGTTTAATAATATTACCCATTCTTCTTGTTTTATTCACTAAACTACTATCTTTGCAAAACCAATCATACCAACCAGCTTCAATTTGAGTTTGAACATCGCTAGATGCGTATTTACCGTCATTGAATCGTTCAACCCATTCTCTTATGCTTATTTCCTTTCTCATGCTTAAATCACCTTCCTTTGTGTATATCTTTGGTATGTATATATATCACTCAAATGACGCTATTAATCAAGTAAAATCCTTCATTCTCGTGAACTCATTCTTTTATCGGAAATAACTTGTAATGAATATGTAGTGAGTTAACACACAATTTATAAAATCTCATTTTTTTGAAAACCTCATATTAGCTTCATGGTGCTGTGAAGTCAATAATCTATTATGTAAAATAAAACACTAAATGGACAAAACAGTTCAAAATGATAAAAAAGATAGGATTTTGTCCTATCGGTGTCAATTCTTCAATTTAGGGTGTAACAGATGTTAACTCACTGTATTCACATGCAAAATCATCGACAGTTCTAGTTTAGAGGTGGCGGTGTTTTTCATAGAAACTGGCAAAAGTCAAGTCAATTATGTCATTTTGCCTCTTTATTAAGACAATAAGTCACTATCCAAACTTCATAACAAAATACATCCATTTCATAAGGAAGTACATAGGATGCATAGCGATGACTATGTTCAACAGTATGAGATTTAACAATTTAGTTCCACATACTTTACTGTCAAGACGAGAGCATTTTTACGTATTAACTCAATTTAACAATCATTATAAAACTATCAAAATACCATCTGCGGGGTATTTCACAATTCCCTTAGTTGTGTTAAAATCAGTCAGATGAAAGGAAGCCCTATATGACACAATCAGAACTTGTAACCAACACACTTTTAAATCTATTCCCTAATACTCTATTTAAATCTAGAGAACTTTATCAGAGATACTTCTCTACAGAAGTTTCAGAAGCAAATTTCTTTAAGGTCATTAATAGACTGATCACTTCTAATCTGTTAATTTCTTTTTCTAAAGGTGTGTTCTACATACCAAAGCAGGGCAAAAATGGGACTATCCCTTTATCGCCATCAACGATTAAGTCACTAGTGATTTCTACTAATGAACATGGATGTGAAGTGGGTGATATTTTATATTATCAACTAAAACTTACCACTCAAAAACCTAAAACTTATGCTTACTATACGAATTCCATTGCTGAGCAGAAGAAAACATATGGGTATGCCCTATTCAAAAAGCTTGATCTTATGTTTGATGGTTTAATAACACTTCATATTCAATTCATGGATGTTTTAGAGCATTTTGAAGATATTCATCAAATCAATCATAAGAACTTCTTATCATATTGCGAATCGTTTTGTAAAAGTTTTGATGAGAAAACATTCTTTATCATCCATAGACAATTGAACTATCAAAAGAAACATGTTGCTTTTTTAGTTGAGATTCTTAATTACTATGCTGTAACACACTCTTTGAACTCATTGCTTTCACATCGATCAAAATATCATATTCCACCTTGGTTAACTCCTATTTACTAGATATAGAGGGTAGTGGATCAAGGTAGTCTTTAAGGCAGTTTGTCACTACTACTTTTTTTCACATGCGATTTAGTGTATAATATTACTGTAGTGCTATTCTGTATATATACGTTGACAAGTGATAGACTATGCGGTAGTTAATATTTGACAATTTACAAATAAGTGATATAATTAAGGTACAAGGTCGGAATGAAGACCTAAAACTCATTTCCAGCGGTCGGGATGAAGACCTAAAACTCATTCCCATTGGATAGCTAAGGCTATCCTATTTTTATATAATAATGATACGGCGGGGAAATATGACAAAACCATTTTATGAACGTATTAAAGATGATGTAGTTGAAGCATCATTAGCTTATGAATCAAATTATGTCCTAATTGATTATTTAATTGTATATGGTAAAGATAGTAAATTTTCGCACATTACTATAAAAGCTGAAAGGGATAATTACCTTCACTTAACTGGGATTATAACAAAATTAAAACCTAAGATTTTCTTCGAAAAATGTCTCAATAATACGCTTCTCTCAAGTGACATTGATGTTCCTGCAACAAAAGCTTTAGAGAAAAGTTATAAAGGAACACTGCGAAGAAAAATAAATGTACTTAAAGATTTTACTAAGGGTGTTGATTCTTCATATGTAATTCAAGAAAATTATGTAAAAAATCGAGTGGTTTGTTCAATTGCCAGCACAAATCTAAACTTAACTATCGGATACATTGACACAGGAAATTGTCTGAGACCTAAAAGTTTGATTTCTGGTGATTCCTTAGATCATTCTAAGAAGCAATCTTTATTTCTAATACTTAAAAAGAGTAGATCTGAAAAATTATACAAAAACATGATTTTTGGTAGTGTAGGTTTCCTTGAAGAATATTCAGATCAAAACCCTCAATTTAAAGCATTACTAAAAATTGATTTCAAGTGAAAAATAGACAAGATACTTCTTGTTTTTTTTATGCTTTAATTTTAAATTTGTATAGCAAGTATGCTTCTTCCAAAATTTAATAAAGTTTTTCTATTCCGATTATTCCTTTTGCTAGGCTGTTAAGTGAGTTTTTCTTGGGGTAGATAAAGTATTGAATTGGATTTTTTATGTTTTATACCATCAAATCTTTATATTTTATACCGTTCTCTATCATTTTTAGCATTTTCATGTGTATAGGATGACATACGGTTCATAAGGACATACAAAGGATAGACAGTCCTTCAGTATAGCTGGCGGTGACATCCTTAGTTTCTGGTTCAGCAGGAATACTTTCTTCCCATCTCGCAGTTAAAATAAGATCTTGTTCTAGCGTAGTACTAAAATCAAATGATTCTGTCTCTGATAAATTAGAATACCACCCTTTAAATATATAAGACTCTCTCGTTTGAACCAAAGGCTCGAAAGTCTTTTCTCCCTTAAAAACCTGAATTGAAACAGAATCAATTTCGG